CGGCGGGGCCGAGCAAGACATCGAATTTACGGGCATTTCTCCGATCGCTTTTAACACTTGGGCGATTGACGGCACGGTCACGCTGGGAGAAGCCGAGACGGTCGTTTTTTACCTGAAGCGAGGCAGCTCATCCATTTACTTCCGAAGAGAGGCCGAGAGCTACGCTACCGAAAATATCTACCTCTACAGTCCCGTCCCTCCCCTCTACCTTCACAAAGCCGAGGTAAACGGCAGAGTGATCGATCTCTACGGCATGGACGCAAGTCACCGGGCAGCTATCTGGACATCATCGGAATACGAGCCGCCTCTGATCGAGTCAAACCAACCGATCATAAGTGTGATCGAGGGCGTTTATCTTCAGGTTGCTGTATTGGCCGAACTGGGAGAGGAAGCGAACGACCCGACGCTGTCGATCGTCGATTCGGAATACAGGCCGACAGCCGTCGAGGTCGAAGCCGAGGAAAGAAACTATCCAGCACTGACCGTCGTCGAAGCGGCCTATATCGATGCGACCATCGTGGCCACCGTCTCGGACGAGACGCCGTCGATTGGGCTGGAACTTATAGAATCAGAGCATAACCTGATAACTATCGGCAGTGAGGATATCGACGAGACTCATGATCCGGCCATATCAATCGTCGAAGGAATCTACGAACAACCGTAAAAAATGAAACCAAAAGGAATAGTAACGAAAAACGAAGTGAGGATGAGAGGCCGTGCTTTCGTTAGAGTCATCAACGAGGACGGATCGATCGCTCACCAAAGCGAGCCAGTCGACAACCTGATCCTTTACCCGGGCATCGAAGAATATCTGCAGCGAACGCCCACCGGGAGTTCCTCGACACCAGTTCTGTTTCAGCAATTCAACGCGGCCCGGGCCGGGACAGACTCTACTCCCAACTTTACGACGCCAGACGGCACCTTCGCGAGGACAGGCACTACCGTAACGAGATCGACCGGAACGGGGGAATTTTCAACCGGCGACGTTGGAAACACGATTAAGTTTTCGACCGGAGAAGAGGCTTACATTGTTTCGCGCACGAGCGCGACCGAAGTTGAGACCAGAGAATCGGGAACCGTGGCGGCAACGACGATCGTCCTCTGGAGAACTAATCAAACCGCGCTCGGGGCTTTAGTGGCTTCGGCCTCTTTTCTAAAGGCAGACGCAAGCTCTTCCATAACAAATAACACGGGGACGGGAGAGGTCACTCTGGTCAGGGTTCACAACTTTGACCCAGAAGTCTCGGCCCAGACTTACAACGAGATCGGGCTGGCTTTGACGACCAGCTCAGGAGACTTGATGACGCGAGTCGTTCTTGACAGCCCCGTGAACGTCGGGATCGGGCAGCAGCTGCAAACAAATTACACGATCGTATTTTCGCTCGGGGCATTCACGACGCCGCAAGCGATCACGCTCGACATCACCGGCTGGCCGAGACCTTACGAGATCGCGTCAATCGTGCATAGCGGAACCGACTTCGACGTGACCTTCACAGAAGACCATCACTTTCTCGCCGGTGGAGACGTGACGATAACAAACGCGATACCAGAAGAAATCGGAGTCTCGACCTATGCGAGCGATTCCAGCGAGTTTACGATCACGACAGCAACCCCTCACGGCTTGTCGGTATCTGACTCGATCGAGATCGCGGATGCGAGCGTATCGGCCTACAACGGCAGCTGGACCGTGGCGGCCGTAGATTCGACGACCGTATTCAGGATCACGTCGGCAGCCAACCCGGGAGCGGCCAGCGGCGGAACGGTCAGGAAGTCGACACCGGGAACATACTTTAACGGGACTTGGACTATCGCATCAGTGCCGACGACCGACTCGATCAGGATCACTGACGCGACGATCGCGACCGGGACTGACGCCGGTTCGGGCGACCTCGAGGGAGAGCTGACGGGAACAGCTCATTACACGGGCGAGGAGATTTTCCCCGAGAGCGGAGCGGATATTCCAGCCTCCGGCTGCTGGGCGAGATCTAGTAGCTTTAGCGTTGAAATGTGGACCGGCTCAGAACCGACGATACCAAATTTCGGTTCGAGCACCATACCTGCCCGGCAGGTAATTGCGGCGACGACGATCGGATCCGATTGCGAAGCCGATCTCACCGATCATTCAATGAAGGATGTCAAAGCGTTTGCTGTCGATCAGGGAAATTCTACCTCAGTCTGGGGCGTGTTCTATACAAATACGGATGCACAGCTTAGTTACGCGGTGAAGTTTGACCAGCCGCAGCGAAAAGATTCTGGATACACGCTTCAATTTGGATTTCAGACAACCTTCAGACCTGCGCTTGCATAATGTCGGAGAACCTAGCCATACAGGGAGAAAACAGCCGGCCGGATCAGCGGCCCGTCTACCTCTACCGGATCGGCGATGAAACTGGGATCGTTCTGTATCTGACCAGCTACCCGAGCGACATCGACGTCGCCGGGCTGCCGGCCAGTTGGACCGACGCGAGCGACCCGCAGACGTTCACGGCAGCGCCTTGCATTCATGGGCCGGTCGAAGTTAAGAACGGGCTCGACGAGGTCAGAACTCAATTTCAAGTTTTAATAGAATCGGCTTCACTGTATTCTCGATACCTAGTCTCGGGCGTTATCCCTCGGATCGAGTTGACGATCGCAAAAGCGCAGATCGGCCCGGTCGAATCGGGGGCAGTCGTCTGGGGAAGCGACACGGGCGTCCTTCAGAAAGGCCTCGTCACCAAGCTTTCGATCGTCGAGTCGACGCTGACTCTGGAGATGACGCCCGAGCCGCTGCTTGGCAATCAGGACGTGCCGCGCTGGCGATTCAGCCGTACCTGCAATCGCCAACTCTACGCTGACGACTGCGGAGTCGACAGGGCGCTACACGCGCACGCTAACTCAATCCTTGCCTTTGACGTTGCAACCCGCCAATTGACCGTTTCGGGCGACGGAGGGCACCCGAGCGGATTCTTCAGGCAGGGGGTTTTGACTCATACGCCGACCGGAATGAGGCTGCCGATCTTCAACTCTGAAGTCGTGGGAGGAAACACGATCGTCACGGTTCACCAATGGCTGCCGGATATCGAGGTCGCCGACAACGTGCAACTGCATGCCGGCTGCCGACACACGTATGAGGACTGTCGAGATAAGTTTTCCAATGAAAATAATTTTGGTGGATTTCCTCACATCCCCACAAAGAACCCAACCATACACGGAGCAGAATGAGCTTATTCGAATCGATCGTCGGGGGGCTGCTGGGAGCGGCTGCCGTATTTTTCAGTGGCGGCTCGGCGCTGGCCATCATGGGGGGCTTCGCCGTGGGGGCTACGATAGCGGGCGCGATCTTCGGGCCCGACGCTCCCGACGGGCCGGATCCTCAAGACACGCCAACTGTGACAGCGACCGAAAACGCGGCGATACCGGTCGTCTTCGGGACTGTAAGGCTGGCAGGCAATCATATCGGATATGATCGCGACGCCTTCATCGTGAAGAAGATCAAGCAGGAACAGGGCGGCTTTCTTGGCATCGGAGCAAAGGACGTCACGGTCGGTTACAAGTATTACATGACTTGGCAGGTCGGTCTCTGTATGGGTGAGGTTGACGAGCTGGTCAAAGTGCAGGGAAGCCCGGGCGACGAAAACGTTTTATGGAAAGAGCGCAAGGTCGAAGCTCCGGGAACTTACGACTTCGACAGCGGAGCAGGAACGGTCACCGGCTCGGCCGACGACTTTAAACAGATCCTCGTCGGCATGGAAGTAGTGATTGTCGGCTGCTCGACGCCAGAAAACGACGGCCGCTTCACCGTGTCGGCCGTAGCGGTCGACGGTTCATCAATCACGCTGCTTGAAGGGGTCGACACGACCGAAGCCGGCCAAGTGGTCGAGGTCACGGGATTCACGGTCTTTGATCCGATCGATTTGACTTCTGGCAGCCAGACTTTCGATCTTGAAGGAGATCGAGAGGACAGCGGCAGCTGCACACTCTACCCGGGAAGCGGCAGCCAGACGGGCGAGATCATCGCCGAAGGGCTCGCGTTCAATCATCGGGACGTCTGTTACGCCCGATTTGGGCCGCGGTTCGCACTTGGCCAGCAGCCCGGGCCGAGAACTTACCTTTTCACGCTGCGAAGAATGCCGAAGCCGAAAGACTCGGTAGGGGCCGACATTGCTGGGTTTTACACGAGAGCGAGCAAGACCGAGGACGATGCGGAATACAAGGACGCCAACCCGGCCGCCGTCCTTTGGGAGGTGATGACGAATACGTTATGGGGTAAGGGCATGAGCGCGGACATTCTGAACGAAGAAGACTTTAAGGCTGCTTCCAATTACTACGCCGAGCAACGGCTCGGAGTGTCGATAGCTCTGGGCGGCCAGAGCAATCTCTCGGACTTCGTCGGCAAGCTGCAAGAGATCTTCGGCCTCGCTCTCTGGTGGGACCGGGAGCAGCTACGCTGCCGGGTTTTGTGGGATCGGGAAACGGCGTATGACATCACGCGGAAGAGGATCACAAGCGAGGACATGCTCGAGGCTCCGGAATTCGTCAGGCCCTCGATGGTTTACGGATCGAACGAGTTGAAACTGACCTTCAGGAATCGCCGAAACAACTTCGCCGACGAGGTCGTCTCTGTGATTGCTCTGGCCAGCGCTCAGCAGACGGGAACGGTCAGATCAAAGAGGCTCGACGCCAAGATGATAGGAACGAGACGCTCGGCTGAGATCCTCGCACACCGGCTGCTACGCGTCTCGGCCTATCCGGCAGCAGTGATGCAGATTGTCGTCAACCGGAATTTCGCAGGTCTTGACCCGGGCGACTTCATCGAACTGGTATGGGACGGCTGGCGGCCGACCGTCCACACGTCATTCTGGCGGGTCGACAATATCGAAGATGACGAAACGGGCGAAAACCGGCTGACTTTGACGCTCTCGGAAGACATCTTTGCGACAGCCCGCGACGGCGAGATCTCGGTCTTCGACCCGCCGACAATCACGACGAACATCGACGTTCCTCTCGACGACGACAACTTCGGAAAAATCGACTACGAGATCGGCCGCGATATTGGCAGCCTCGAGCCGGCCCTTTTCTTCGAGCCTCCGATCTGGATCTCGCAGGGCCAGCGCCAGCTACTGACCTCGCTTCACCGGTCAATCGGCAGCGTACAGAGCTATGAGCTGGAATATGGAGTGACGGGCGGCTCTTCATTCGTCGGGCTCTTCAGCTCGGCGAGCTTTGCCGTAACGGCCACGCTGTCGGACAATCTGGCAGCCGACGGGCCGCAGGTTATTCGGCAGGATTATCAAAAGTTTGATATCGAGCTGATAAACTCGAACGACGGGCCCGAGCTGCTCGATATCGAT